GCAACTTATCTAAGATGCCCGCTTCGGGTAGACCCGTCTCAGGATTAATCGTAAGGGAGCCGCCGTGGTTCTCGGCCAAAGCTTGTAGCCCCTGCACTTCACGTGGGGACATGTGGATAAGCATCGAGTCAGGGCCGCGACCCTTGGATGCCATGTGGTCGGCTAGTACAGCAAGGCTCATGGTTGCCTCTCAAAATGGGGGTTGATTAAGTTTATCATGTTGGTAGCGCGGAGACAAATGTTATTGATCCGATTGCTGACGGAACTGCTGGGTACGGCATGGGGGTTGTTTGGGCGGTTTGATAGTCAATGTAGATACCCGTTGCACCACCAGACGTAGCCGCTTGATCGGTGCCCCACCACAAACCAACAGAATGCCCCGCTTTTAAAGTAAATACGACTTCGGAGTAGCCGCAAACATAGCTTGGAATACCTGCGCTTTTTCGCGCCTGAATAGTAAAAACAGTTGTTGAATTTGGCACGTCGGCAGCAGATGTGGAGCCGTCTACACGTAACCAAACAATAGCGTCATGCGCGGCGTTGTCGTTATTTGCAAACTGGAGGCTGTAAGTTATTTTGTAGATGCCCGGAATCTGCGCCGTAGCTGTATTGTTTGCATTTAGCGTAAACCCAGTGCCAGCATCCAACGAAGTCCACTGAATTATGGTGGGGGTGTTTGCAGCCGTTGCGTATTGAAGTGCCGCATCAGATGCCGCTATGTGAGGGAACGCAATGTACTTGCCACCATCTGGGCCAAACAACTCACCAAACGCATTCTGTAATTGGTTAAAGTACAGACGTAAAACGTTCGTAAACTGATCCTGATACCTGCGCTCGTACTGATCCGTGCCCAGTGGTAAGTTGGGTGGTGCGGGGGTAATGATCCTGTTCTTGGATGTCATCAGCGCCTGCCGTCAGGACGAATATCTATACGCGGCGCACCCAACTGCCAGACTGTGTTGATCTGATTAGAGCTAATCTTAAAGATCATCTGGCGACCGCGCATGCGCGTGAAGATCATGCCGGTAAACTGCTCAGTAATCACGTACGTACTGCTCTTGGCCACAGGTTGTGAGGCAGAACTTGTAACCCCAGACCCAGAATTAGCCAAGCCGTACAGCGTCATGTCCACAGAAGGCACGGCTCCCGTGGGTGAGTTCTCAGCGTTCTCAAAGGTCAGATCAGGAAGGACGCGCCACACAAAACCAAAATTATGTCCATCACCAATGTCAAACTCTGAGGATGAAATGTAGGCATCAATAGCGGTAGTTGTTCCTGTTTCATTGTTGTTTAGCCCATTCTCGTGGAACACCAAGTTGTTGCTGTACGTAGCCGCTAAGGGGTAATCAAGCAAGCCAGAATCTAACCACGCTGTCCGTGCCATCGTGCCAAAGTACCAGATTTTTTCTAGGTAGTTGTAAATTACGTAACGGTCAATGGTGAATGAGTTGGCAGAGCAATAGAACCACCAAACTTCGTTAAAGCCTTCGTTCGTACCAGCAAACACCTGCGCGGCTTGGGATTGATTAAAGTCTCCAAATATGTGGCGACGCAGGTCGCAGTTAAGCGTTTGCACACGGCCATCGTAGGAGTAGAACTTGTCCACGCCCATCCAGTACACAATACCAGAGGCAATCACAGCGGCGTTGGGGCCTTCGATAGAGATGTTGTCACTCATCAATTGGGGTGCCCAGACGTAAGGGGGCCCGAGGTATTGCAGTGAATACACAGCCGAGTCGGTAAACATCAACACCTCTTGACGGGTCTGAACTGTGGCCACAATTTCAGAGCCGTGGGACACCCGTACAAAACCTGCTTGGTTAGTCGGGTCAGGCGTCCAGTTGTACGGGTCATCCTGCGCTGACCAGCGAATCAGCATGGGGTCAAGAGTTGCACTGCCGTAGTCGTTGCAACCAAACACAATAATAAAACGAGAAGAGTCCGACACAACTATGCTGTTCTGAACAGTTGGCACGTCAACAATAGTGGACACAGAGCCCGTGCCTGAAGAAGTTGTGTTAACAACCGCACCTGAGCCATCTAGTAATTTAAACGTCAAGCCATTTACTTCAAACACATAGTAAGTAGTGCCCGCAGTAATACCCGTTGGTAACGAGCCGCCAGAGAATTTAAGCGCCGCGCCTTCGGTATAGAGAACTGTTGATGTTACGACAGTAGGAGATGCGTTGGTAAACGAAACTGTGCCACCAAGGGAGTTGAGCAGTACACCGCGAGTTGTCAACCCGCCCGTTGCATCCCAGTAATACAAGCCACCACCACGAGGGCCAAAGACCAAATCTTCACCGTAGTTAATCTGGCTCCAAAGCTGTAAGCCGGTAACAGACGTTGTACCTACACCCCAAGCACCAGCGCCCCAAGCACCAGCGCCCCAACCTACAAGCGGAACAGCATACGCAGGGCCAGCATTAAGTTGGTAAGCTGCAGCAACAGCCGAGCCACCCGTTGCCCCTGCCGCAACCACAGATGATGTTGTAATTGTGTAGGAGTTGGCGTTAACAAGCGTAATCTGGAACTCGGCATTTAGAACAGATGCGTACGTACCCGTAACGCCACTGAAAGTAACAAAAGAGCCGTCAGTTGCACCATGCGCCGTAGCCGTCACCGTGACTGTGGTTGTGCCGTTACCTGTAAAAGGGTCTGTGCCAAGCGTAGTAGTTACGCGGATAGGCGTAATGTCATAGTACGCACCACCGTTTTGAATGTAGAACTTTGTATTAGTTCCAACGCCTACTAGGTTGAGGTTGCCAAGCGTTGTCCAGTTCCAAAGTGAACGGCAAGTGCCGTTAAATGTATTTGAGGAGATGCGTTGCCAGCCACCTAAAATTTCGGGGTTGCCTTGACGGAAGCGAATTTTGTCGCAGTCATACCATCCACCCTCGGTGGTGTAGCGGGTGTTCTCTTTATTGACGCCCGGCTTGAACAGTATTTTTTGTAATGGCATCGGTCAATCCAGTAAGGCGCACTCAGCCGTGCGGCGTTTTAACAAGCCCGGCAAAACCTTGCCGCCACCTTTAGTCCAGAGCATCAGTTGTTCCTTGGCCCCTTCCCAATCATTGGCGTTGATTTTCCTCTTTAACGTGCTTGTTTGCAAGCGCCCAATGCCCAAGTTGTAACAGAAATCTACGATGGCGTTTAGCTTCCTTGGATCACCTTGAGCGGCAATCACCAGCAGGTTTGGACAATGCCTTACTGCACCGGGTGCGTAGGTGTGTAGGAGTTCTGCCATCAACAGCGCTCTGGCTGTTGGCTCATCCATCGGCGGGTCTTCTAATGTTACCTTGCGCCCATCGGCGTAGTAGGTGGAACCATACCCGATTGTGGCTACGTTAGCTGGACACAGGTACGGCTTGGCCCGATAGCCTTCAAACCGGCGGCACAGTTCAGCGGCTAAGTCTAGGTTCATATTCCGCGCTGTTTCAGAGTTCTATCGAGGAACCAATAGTTAATTGTTCCAGACAGCAGGGCTGAAAAGTCAGGCGACATCATGGTTTTAAACACCTCTACTGCTGGCGCACCGGCAAGCCATGCATTCCATGCAAACCAAACGTGCACAAAAGACCAGACAAACAATATCCAATATGTAACGACTGGACGCACGGATGCAGACAGACTAGCCGCCCAGCCACCCGCCGCTTTGACCATCTCAGCTTGCTGATTGATTGCAGCATTAAAGGCATCCATGACACCAACGTCAATTGCAGCTTCTCTTTGAGCGCCAATCTCGGCTAACTTCTGCTGACCACGGATTTGCTCCAACTCGCACTGACGGCTAAACATTGCCATCTCATGCAAGCGCTCGTTCTTCTTGTCAAAAAACTTCAAGACTTCAGGGGCCAGACGGAAGATACCGCCAAAGACCCCGCCCAAAATACCACCGCCTAGAACTTCAAACATTTGATTCCTTAATCGTAAACATTAGATTCTTATGTGACGGGTAGTTCACAATGACTTCACCTTCTGGGCACTTGTATTTAATGTGCGCCATCAAAGTAGCAACGCCGGGCGTCACTTGTGAAGTCGTGTCTAATTTGAACTTATACCCAAACTTATCCACTGTGTCGCTGGCTGGGCCTGAAAACGTAGCAATGCTAGGCTTGGCTGGGTGTACGACCAACTCAGAATCCCGCACTTCTAGTTTAAACGAGATAACTTCGCAATCGTCCCTGATCTTTTGCCGAGCCACTACAGCTTTAAACTCGCCGTTTGCAGGCGCATCAGATATTTGGAAGTGCTCTGGTGCCCACTTGAGAATGTCTTTATGGAACACACCAAACTTGTCGGCAAGCGTATAGCCCCCACCAATCATGGCAGTTGAGGCAGTTACTGCGCCAATAATCTTGGTGTAATACTCAAGTTCCATTTCATCCCCAAATCCACACAAGGGTAAACGTTCCCCACACAACTAAGATGGCGATAAAGGCCGCAACGATAAACGCTTCAGCCCAGTCACGCATGGTTACTCCGGTGCAGGCTCTTTTGGAAGTTGTGCTTCTGCCTGACCCTTGATGTTTATCAAGAGGGGGTATGCGTTGCTCTTAGTTGGCAGGTCGCCAAGCACTTGCAATATGGCAGAGACTTCTTCCAAAGAAAGCTTCAAGTTAATTTCCATCAGGCGCTCCAAGGCAGTGGCGGTGTTTGAACTGTAGGCGCAATTTGTTGTTGAATCTGTTGCTCAACAGCCGCTTCAGTTGCCGCTTTATCAACACCATTGGCATAAATCCAGCCAAAAACTTGGTCTTGAGTCAGATTGGCGTAGGGTGTAAAAGAGCCAGATGGCGCAGGCACTGAGCAGGTCGAGTACACACTGCCGTACGTGTCAGCAAAAACACCAGA